AGGGCTAGTCAAAGCTGAATTATAATAATCATCTCTAGCAGATGAATAATCTATAGCAGATGCGCTGATTGGCATCGATCCATCAACACCAGAGTGTGAGTGATTAGACACCACTATGCCACCAATCTTTACCCCTTCTGCTACATCAATATCTCCAGTGATTATCCCACCATCTCTTCTTAGATATTGCGGATGAGCGTCCCCGTCCAAATCATCAAGGTCACCATGAGACGATCTTAGGTCCATTCTTTTTTCAGAATCAATAGGAATGTCAAAGAATATTTGTTTATATTTTTCTAATTCTTCTGTTTCTACGGTAATAAGAACCTTTATTCTTTGTGCGGCCAAAGATTCTAACTGGGTTATGTAGTTTACATACCTTCTCTTAAGTCTTATCATTTGGGAAAGAGCATCTAGCTTTTTGCTCATTTGTGCTCTTCTTTCGACATAGTCAGAAGTAACAGAGCCTAAGTTTCCTGTTATAGAATTTCTTGCTACAATTATTTCGCCAAGTAAAGTTGGACACTCATTTGCTATAGCTGTTGTTGTGAAGTCTAACATTAATGGTTCTACAACCTTTGACTTAAAGCTAAGAGCTGGCAATAAGTAGTTAGAGTAAAACACGCCACAGGTATCTACTGTATCTCTTTTTAGGCCATTAGATAAAGATTGTATTTCTGATATATACGAGTTTATTTTGATCGAAAAAAAAGCTTGGAATTGGGCTGCTTGTTTTTTAGAGATTTGATCCAGTTCGGATTGGGGAATTGATGTGGGCGGGTCTGTGATTTCCTTGGCAAGCTGTTTCGTATAGTGGAGTGCTGTTTTTGCCCAATCGGATAAGTGCCTTGCAATTTCGCCTTCTGTTTCATCCCTATATTCCTCCCCAAATTGATGTGTAACTATATTCTTAATTGTTAATATTTCGTTTCTTAAATATGACAATACTTTTTTAGTTTCCGCCAAATGACCAAAAGATGTGTAATTTATTGTTAGATCATATTGCTTAATTAGTTCTCTACATGATCTACAGAGGTGCTTAGATGCATATTGATATTCTGTATATGGAATAAAATTTGGAAAAGAGAGTAGGCTGGCTTTTTCGTTATGCTTTAGAGCATCTTGCCACACGGCCTTATGTGAATTCTCTAAGTCAATATTGCAATAGGCATTGATATTTACTTGGTCTAGGTTTGATTCTATTTCTTTTAACAACTGGGTAATCACAGACTCACAGTAATAAACATTATTTCTTACTTCTGTAATTGCCGGATGAGACAAGGTTGTTATATACCTTGTGTCTGGACTATTATTCCCATACATGCTATTTATAGAATTTCTAGTTCCAAGCGAAAGAAGACTTGATGACTCGTTTGCTGTATCAGAAAATACATCCTCTACAGGATTACTTTGCCCTAAGCCATATTGTGCCATTAGAATGTCTTTCTTTTAATCTTTGAATTAGATCTGCCACCAAAAGATTTTTTATAACCAAATTTTGATGGCATAAGTTTGTCTGCTCTTCCAGTTAAACCAGTTCCTATTTTATCATCTTTATCGTCATCATTATCATTTACTGGCTTTGGCATAAAAAATGTGTTAGAAAATGATTCTGTTCTTGAAGCAAAACGAGCTTTGTGTAGGTCACTATAGTTTTCCGTAATAGCCAAAAGTGCCAGTATTAAAGCATCGTGTGCGTGATCCACTGCTGAGCCGCCGGCCTCAAACACAGGTCTTCCAGTTTGGGTAGTTCTTACAACAACGTAGGAAATCAATTGCATGTATATTTCTGCGTCTCTTTCAGAAATAGCTAAAACTTCTTTTTCTAGATATTGTCTAAGATTATCGACCATGTACGGTTTGATTTCTTTTTTAACATTTTGTTTTGTATATGGGTCTTTAACATCTATAGTTTCACTAAAGCTGACGCCTTTAACTCTTTCCTTCAAGCCACTCATAGGATTTTCCACACCGTACTTATGCAGAAGTTCGACTTGGACTTCTCCATAGCCTCTGTCAACGTAAATATGTTTTGGTTTAAAGATGTTATTAAGTTCAACTATTCTAGATACAGCTTTAGTCAAAGTATATTCTGATCTAGGTATTTCTTCTCTATAGCAAATTTTTACCTTGTTTCTGAATCTCTCTTCTTCATAAGAATCAGAACATGCTTCTAAAACAACTATATTAGTTCCGGCTCCATACTTATCCCAGTCAACACCTATTGTGTGAAAGCTTCTTGCTGAAGTAAGTTCAGGGTGATAGTCCCAACCTGGTTCCATAAATGCTTTGTCAACATATTTTCTAGGATAGACACCTTCTGCGTCTTCGCCCCAGTCAGCTTCAATTTCGTGCCTATATCCAATTTCTGAATATTGTTCTCTAAATTCATCTTCTTGATCTTTAGAAAAATATGGGTTGCAATACGATGGAAACCAAAATTCTTTAAATCTTTCGCTTCTGCACCATTCCCAGAATCTTTCTCTTCTACCAGTTGGAGTAGAAGCACCAATCAAAACTTTATCTGGTTGATCTTCTGCTGTTTTCTGAAGCATTGCATAAAGTGCGTCGAGATCGTCTGCGTGCATGTAATCCATTTCGTCTAGCACGATCATGTGTGCTTCCTGACCACGAGCTACGTCTGACTTGCCTCCTGAGCGCATACCTGACGTAAAGAATCTAATAGTTGAACCATTAGTAAATTGAATCATAAATTGAGGGCTTGTTACTTTTCTTGTTATTGAGTTTGTAACAATTTCATTCTTAGAAGCAAGTCTTAAAATTTCTTGATAGATTAATTCGACGTGTGATTTCATTGGCGCAATAACAAGACATCTTCCGTCCTTGTGCGTATAGCTATAGTGGATAAGTGCAATAGCCATACTAAAAGTTTTACCAAGACGACGACCAGCTCTAAGAACTTTTCTTACTGATGGATCACGAAGAATCAAAGTTTGATAGACTCTAGTTTCTGCTTCAAGAAATTGTTTAGCCCAAACACATGGATCTTTAGCTATATGTATTTGCCTTTGTTGTTCAGCTGAAATTCCTAAATCCATTAATTCAAGATCTAATTCAAATGGCTCATCAACCAAAAGTGCTAATTCTCTATTTGTTAATGGTCTTTCCATAATTGGTTCACCGCTAGCCCAATTAAGATGATTTAATTTATTTTTAAATACCCATTCAATTCTATTTATTTGTTTGAATGTTTCAACATCTTGGTCTTTAATAATTTCAATTAAATCTTCTCTAGAAAGTTTTTCTAATGACTTTCTAAATGCTATCGTTTTACTTTGCAAGGAGTTCATAGGTTATCCAAAATGGGCTGCCATCATACTAGCTTCTGATCCAAGTAAGCTTCGTGCATTAAGTCTTGAATTTTGAATTGCCATAACACCTCTAGCTCTTGAAGTTGCTGCTACTTCGTTGTCTTTAAATCCTGTACCAAACATTGGTTTATTAATAGTTCCTTGCATTGACTTCATGGCATCTTTAGCAAAGTTTATTCCACCAACTGCCATTTTACCAATACCCTTACCTATATCATACATCAATTGGCCAGTCGATAACACGTTAAGTGGACCTAATGCTGCACCACCAAGTCTTACTGCGCCCATTGCTCCCATTTTTGCTGCAACTACTCTACTTCCACCAGATCTAGCGTACTGAGCTGCCATTCCCATCATCTTAGCGCCACCTTGGCCCCTATTAATAAAGTTTCCAGCGTATTTTCCTGCTGTACCAAAATCATCCATAAATTGAGCAACTCCAGCTCTTCCGCCCAATCTTCCTGCAACTCTTTTTGCAATAACTCTTTGCCCTTTGGTCATATCGCCGGCATTTAGCACTCCGAGATAAGCAGTTGTTATTCTGTTACTCAAAGATCCTCTAGTCATAGTGGAGGCAACTGCAGCAGATGGATTTGCAGCTACTGCTGCTGCATTAGTTACAGCTGCAGCATTACCGGCTGTAACTGCGCCTCTTCCAGCTGCTCTTACGCTTAATCTTAAAGCGTCATCTGTTATCATTCCAGGTGGGGCCAAGCTTGCCATTGCTCTTACATTTGCTCTTGCAGATGTGGCCGCAGCGTTGACTGCTCGTCCATTGACTATTGTATTCATTGCTGGGTTTGCAGCGCTTTGAACTTGGCCTATATTACTTACTATATTAGCTCTTTGGGCTTGAGCTCTAGTGAATCTTTTTAATTCTCTACCCCTTAAGGCGCTAGCTCCTCCTCTAGCTTCACCAACAGCAATTGTTTTTTCTATTCCAGAAAGTTTGTTAAGAGTATCTATTCTACCTAGTACACCACCACTAAATGCTCTATCTGTTTTTGGATCAAAATCATCTGCGATCCCCATTGCTTTTCTAAAGCCTTCATTTTTTGATAACTTTCCAGTAATAGAGTTTACTGCACCACTAAAAACTTGAAAAGGATTATAGGCTCCCTTTATATCTCCACCACCAAGTGCAGCAACGCTATTCATTCTATTTACTGCTCTTGTGTTGAAGATGTTAGTTCTACCCGGATTTGCCCTTGCTGTTTTACCAGCTGCTGATGCTCTAGCTGCTCTTCTTGACAAAAATGGTGATATATTGTGTGGACTTCTACTTGCTCCACCTAAAAATGATGATGGACCTCCTGGTTGATACATTCGACCATTTACAACTCCACCAAACTTTTTAGCTCTAGCTATTTGACGGGCATTACCAACACCAGTAACGTCGTGAAAACCACCTCTAAGCATTGTATTTCCATAGCGCCTAGAGTTAATTAATGCAGCCTGCATGACTCCAGGCGTGAACATAGCAAAGTCGTAAGGACTACTTAGATCTGGTGGCTGCTGTGCACCTGGGTTCATACCCATGTCAGACATTAGCCCCTCCTCTGATTATGCATACCTAAAACTATGTTTCCGCTTGCATTTAATCTTTCTGCATTTAAAGCTGACTGATTATAAAATGGTGATTGACTCATTATTTGTTGGTTAGCCCTTGCTGTATTAATCGGACCAGCAACTCCTCCGGCTAATCCTGCTCCTCCACCAATGAATGCTCCGGCTGCAGAAGCGGCAGCTAACCCCTTGCCCTTGAGGCCTAATTTTTTACCAAGCAAAGCTGCACCAAAACCACCAATACCTGCACCTACCATTGGTGCTCCAATTAATGCTCCTCGTCCTCCAACATTTACGCCATGTCTTATAGCATTAGATGGAAACAGTCTTCTTGCGACAGTTGATCCTGGCAATCCTGACGCACCATACATCATTGAGGGAGTTAGATCAGTTCCTATTACTTTTTGGTCTGCTTGTGGATCACCAAAAGCAACATCCATGCTTGCATCTATTGCAGCTGGAGCTACTTGATCATACATTCCTTTTATTCCCATGCCAGCCAATAGAGCGCCTACGCCAACTTTTCCAGCTGTGCCCATACCACTAAATCCAGAGGCTTGACTTACTAATCTTCCTGCTCGATTAAGAATTGACATATCTATGCTCCGTATAAGTGATTATATTTATTTGCGCCCATTTGGGTATGGCCTATTTTATTTCTATCTAAATTACCAACAACTCCAGCTGTTACAAGAGGATCTCTTCTTGATGAAGTTTGCCTAGCCATTGCTTGATCTACTCTATTAAAGTCACTTATTGACATTGGACCCTCTTGTTCCAATGGCTGCTGTTCCATAACTTCATCTATTGGATCTGATTTAGCTTTCCTTGTAGCTAAATAGTAACCAGCACTTAGCGCAGCTACAGCTCCTACTGATTTATATACTCTTGGTTTAATTACTTTTAATCTTTCTAATAGATCTTGATTCCTGCCTGAACCAGCTCCCTCATATGCTGTCTTTAGCCTATCCAAGAACTTTGGCTCTTCGTTGGCTCTTCTAATTCCAGCTTGTAATAAACCTAGTTGTGAGGTTGCAGTACTTCTAGTTACCAAATCTTCTCCAACACTTGTTCCCAATCTTCTTGCCTCCCTTAGGGCATCATCGGACACTTTAGGGGCCAGTGTTACGCCTTCTTCAGAGATATTTGCAATTGAGTATTGAAAACCTTTTTGGGAAGCTACAGTATCTGAATCCACCCCTTCTGCAACAGTATTTATTACATCTGCAATACTTTGAGACCCTTCTTCTGGAAGTATTGATCCAAAACCAATTCCTGATCTTTGTATTGTTTGAGATAAACTTTCTATAGTTGTTTTACGTTGTTCTTCTCCAAACTGAACTAGAAGCCCCAAAGCTTGATCTTCAGTTTCTGCTAATCCAGCTTCAACCATAGCTTTTGGTGTTTTTATTGTTTTAAACTGTTCAGATAAAGTATCAAAAATTGATTCTGCTTCTACTAAAGCTCTTCTTTTTTCTAATGCTCCAGTTCCTCTAACCACTTCTCCACCAAGTACCAAGTTTACAGTTGGATTTAGTTCTTCAATTCTTCTAGTTGCTACAGATAATCTTACAGAATGAGACTTTAATCCAATAACCGATTCATCCAACATACTGACTCTTTGGCCTCGTGCATTTAGAGTTTGTATTTTTGGCAAAACTGAAGATGGCAGTAACAATACGCTCTCATTTGCAACTAATCTTTTTTGAGTTCCAGCGTGAAATATTCCTGTATCTCCAAAAAATTTCATTGTGTCACTTAATCTATCTGACAAGATCGAAACTCTTGCATCATCTACTGCTACGCCTAAAGCTTGCGCAATTAGTGGTTTATTTCTGGCACCTTGCGCTGATGACAGTTCTGATAAAGTAACAAATGCAGATCTAATTTCTGGGTTAATAGATGCAGAACCGATTCCAGCATCATAGACAGATTTCATATATGCCTGCCCAACATCAAGCCCTATGGCATCTAATCTTCCTCT